CCTCAGCAGTTACAACTGCCTGCTTTAACTCTTCTTTTTCCGCCACCTTGTCCTCTACCATCTTCTCGCCCATCTCGTGCGCCTGAGCAGTTGCAACAGACGCCTCCTGCAAATGACTGCTAATTTTTTGTAGCATTAAGTCTACCTCATCCACTGGCACGGCTTTGCTCTTTGGCTGTGGAACTGCGACAATAGCAACAAATAACGAGGCGGCAAAAATCAAAGTAAAATGTTTCATAGTTTTCTCATTGTATTCATTATACGAATTTCGGTAATAGCAGCAGCAAGGGCGCTGTCGGACTTTTTAAGGGCGTAGCTTAGTCGGTCAATTTTTAAATCTAAGGCGTCTATTTTCTGGTTACTCTTTTCAATCTGCTCTTTATACCCTGAACGAAGGTCGACATACAAATAGCTAACAGCCAACAGCATACAAAAAGCCACGGCAGCAATCGGGTTCTTACGAAATTGGTCAAAGCTAACAGGTAGCGCATTGGGTTTTACTTTTGGTGTAGTCATTATTTAATACTTGTTATAGGCTCAGGTAGTTTACAATAATCCGACTCGGGGAACTTGGCACAATACCCCTTCAAATAAAGTGAATCATCACCGCTAAAAGTGTGAATACCCATCGGGTCGGGCCACACCTCGAACGGGGTGAACTCTGCGGGTGGTTCGGTGTAGAACAAAATGTCAACCGCCCACTTTTCAGAAAGAACTGCGGGGGTTACAACCTCCATCCCGTCATAAACGGCGGGGGTAATTGGCAAAAATCCCAACTCTACAACTGCACAATCTACAAAAGAAGTCGACTCGCCTCCATCGGGGTTGGTTGTGGTTTGTTCTATAAGTTTGCGAAGGGTTGCCCATTCGGTGGGGGTAAATTCAAATTTATTGAAGGTCTTCATTTAGATAGTTGTTAAGGATGCAAGTTCTGCGTTTGTTAGGCGGGTTTTGAATAGTGCGACTTGGTTAACCGCGTATTGTTCTATACCTCCTTGATAATCCAAATATAAATCAGCCATTGCAGAAACATTACCGCTATTATCCGTTCCAATTTGTACCCCGTTTATATAGAAGGCAAAATCATTTTGTTTGTATACTGCGGCTAATTTGTACCTATTCCCTACACTCCAAAATCCTGACGCAGTACTAATAAGAGCCTGAACAGCTGAACCATCATAATAAACAAATCTTACAACTCCATTAGACAAAAAAGAAAAATAGGCCTGTATTCCTCCCGTTCCTGCACCACTTGCAAAAATTGAAATGGGTAGAATTTCCGCACCTGATGCAATTCCATAGGGAACCAAATCAACAAATAACACCCCCTCCGTCTGCCCTATCAAACTACTTATACCCGTTTTGCTACAAGCATCCGCCACCCTTGTTGCGCTTGATGATGTGGTTGGGATGTAGGATGTGGGGTAAGATGACGCTTCAATTTGTGCGCCGTATGCAAATATCCCGCTTCCGCTTGTTCCCGTGTATGTATTATATGCATCGGTCATATTTCTTGCTGGTCCAAACCACATCCCAATTCCACCCGATACGGATGACAAAGTTGTCAATGACCAAACACACCTATACCATCCATCCCCCATTGATTGCGTTGAAACTGTTCCCGCACTTGCAGAACAAACACCATTGGTCAAATCAAAATATGCTGATTCAGTAGCAAAATTACTTGCAGGTGCTAACATCCTTGCATAACTTCTTTCGGATGCTTTTGCAAAAAATGAATTTGTATATATTGTAGATGCTAATAATGTAATGTTTGAATCGCCCGTAATATGATATCCATTAGAACTATTCTCATTCAATTTATCGGCATTCTGCGTTCCATCTGGGCTTGTCGTACTATTTGCCGTAACTGACAAATCACTTGTATTACTCCACAAATTAATTTGTTCACTATAAATTTGCAAATTCGTACTCTGCTTCTCCAACAACAAACTCGGACACCCGCCCCCGCCATTTTGGTAGGTTAGGCGTGGAACATTTAATCGGTCGGTAGTGGGGAAATAGGGTTTGGCGGTTGAGCCGATGTTGAGTTGTGCGCCCCAAATGTAAACATCACGCGTTCCCGTTGTGGATGAAGTATAAAATCCAAATGTATGGGTTTGCGTTGTTAGCGTTGCGCTTAATGCAACCCTAAACCATCCATCGCCAACGCTTTCAATCGTTCCATTTGTAAATGTTTCGTTGTCAAAATTAATTTCACCAATCGCGGCAAATCCAACTCCCGTTTGGTAAATATAAGTTAAAATTATATTTGTTGATTTTTTTTTGACATACACCGAATAAGTATAAACCCCCGCTGTAATTGCATACACCTGATATGTATTTATAGTATTAGTGGCGGTTGCACTTAATGTGTCTGCGGTAGTCGTTCCATTTGGTGCGGTTGTGGTATTCGCTGTCACCGAATTTCCCGATTCTTTTGCCCAAACTCCATTATCAAAAGTTTCCGATTGTTCCAACAAATTCCAAGCCACAACCTCAACCAACCCCGCACTATTTACCCGCGTTCCGTTGGATGCACGGGTAAATGAAAGGTCGCCGCTGCCGTCGGTGGGAATTTGAGAATACACAACATCTTCCTTGTATCCGGACGGAATCATCACAAGGGATGCACTATTCAATAAATCTGACATTTATAGATTGTTTAATTTGTTTAACATACATGAAACACCTTCGAAATACCCGCCATCTGCGGTGATCCGGCTTTTGTACGCAACAACAATGGGCCAACCTTGCCCCAAATATTGCGCGCTTCGAATGCCAATTCCTAATGCGCTGATTCCAATCATTTTAATATGCGATTACGCTTCCGGTGCTGATTACAAATGCGGTGATTTTGCTGCCTTTGCCGGCGGGCAAATATGCGCCTTGTTGCAAAGTGATTCCGGAAATGCCACGCGCTGACAAAACATTTGTAGATGTTCCGTTTTCGGTGGTGACTGTGAATGATGTGAATACGGTGTCGGCCTGAACAACCAACGCGTCAAAACTTACGGATGTAACCGTACCCGTGCCAAAATATTTAAATCCATCGTACCCGGCAACGATGTCAATTGATGCTTCTGCCATAATGATTCGAAAATAACATCATGACAATAAACATTTGCAACATTATTTGACAATTAACCACCATTGCGTTCCATCGCTGATGACGGTGCATGTTTCAAATTGGTTGGTCATGACTTTTGACGGGCTTCCGTCAATGTCGTATCCACCACCGGTGATGACAACCTGATGTGATGTCGTTGTCTTTTTAAAATAGTATTTTTTGCCTTTTGATAATGTCGGATCAGGCAAATCAACATTTACCGCCCCGCCTGATGTATCGCACAAAATCAATTCGTATCCATTTGTGATGGTGTGCGTTCCGGCGGTATATGTCACCGGTGCGTTGTGTTCCTGAATTTGCCAGTTGACCAATTCCGTTGAATCGTCATAATTCAACATCACCTCCCAACGGGTATTCAATGTTGGCTGCGATGCGGGTGCGCCTTCGGCATCGTTGACCAAATGTTCCAACACTTGCTGCGGAACATTTGAAATCGCTGAATTCAGGTTTGTCACCGCTGATTCAATGTAATTCAAACGATTGTTTAAATTACCGGTCTGCGTTTGCTCGACCTTTAATCCTTCACCGGTCGATGTTGTCGATGTGTAAACCGGTGAAACACCAATCCATTCACCATCCCATTGTTCCGAACGGCAATTGTATTTGACACCATTCAAAACCCATGTGTAATTGTCAAAATACAACGATTTGATTGCAGTCAATGATCCGGAATCAATCCATGTTCCACGAACAACCGGTACAAAATTGGCGTAAATGGATGCCATCTGCAATCCCAACATTTTTGTGATTGTTCCGTGGGTTATTGAATCCCAACCGCCATACCAATCCGATGCCAAAACATCGGTTGTTCCATTGTAAACCAACCAATTCCCAATTCCATATTTTAATGAATCCGTGTAATATGGGGCTTCGATTGTGATGGGTGTTGAATTCGCCAAATTTGCAGTTGACGCGGTGATAACTTCCGTAATGTCAAAAATATAATCTGCATTTTGATAAGGTGATGCATCGGCAAATGATACCTGAATCGAACCCCAAAAATCCTTATTTGCTGAATTACCGTTTTTCCATTTGCCCGTTCCTGAATATGACAAAATCACACCGTGAACAAACATGTTCACTTCCAATCTTGTGTATCCCGCCGGGGCTGATGTCACCGACAATTCAAATTCTGATGTAATCCAACCGCCCTTAATGTCTTTTGTTGGCATCCGATACAATTGGTTTCCGGAATTTCCTGATGATGACCAATATCCATTCGCGTCCAAATACAATGACGAACCGCCGGAATTTTTGATTTTGATATTGTAGTAAACATCGGTTGAATCTTCAACATACAAAATGCCACCCAATGTGTCGGATCGTTTAAATGACTTTGCCATGAATCGAATGCGCATGGGTGCGGCATCCGGCGATGACCCGGTTGGAATATCCGTGGCAATCAATGACAATGTTGATGACGACATGTTCGGATAAGTTCGCAACGCCTTCGCCACATTTTGACGATGCGTGTTGATTGTCACCGATTGCGCAGCTGGTTGATAATATAATGACGGTTTTGCCATCCACAATGGCCGAACATCATTGCCAATTGTTTGACGGTGTGAATATGTTGCCGTTCCAATATATTGACCGGTATACGAATATTGACGCAAATTGATTGATGTTGTGTTGTTGTATGCATTGAATGGAATTACATAATATGCGCCATTTTCATGCGTGAAACGCGACCCAAACATCAACAACACATTTTCCAACGCTTGTTTTGCTGAAATATAATTTGGTTCAATTTGCCATCCAACCGTGTCAATGACTTTGACATCCGTAAATGGGTCGAAATTTTCCAAAAATGTGTATTCAAACAATTTGTACATGTCGAATCCTAACCGGACGGCATTGTCTTCATGCAATAATGTTCCATCATACAAATATTGTTGTGGCGTTCCGTTGACAACCCAATAATCAGATAAATCCAATGTATCCAAACAACGCCTGAACAACTGGTTGATGGTGATGTATTCATCAGAAAACCACGATGATTGTACTTTGTACCCATCCATCAATTCAAGGCCATCAACGGCCACCAAATCAATGATTGGTTTGCTTTGTATGGATTCGCGCAATCGTGTCATTTGGTCGGCCAATACGCGACCAACATGAATCAATGAATCATTGCGATAAATCAACATCGCCCACGCGGTTTCCGATTGTGTTTGAATTCCGACAAAATCATCCAATGTGGTTTGATCCGGCATCACCCATTGCGCAATTGCGCGTGATGGCCTGATAAAATTGGAATAAACCGAATCTGATTCGCCTTGCCTTTCAATGCTGATTCCATCACCCGCCAATGTCAATTCAACTGATGAATTCAATGCATCTAATTTGTCAAAACAACATGTTTGACCTTCAATGTATCCACCGGCCGATTGAACGCGTGCATTGTATAAACGCGCAACGATTTCGGGTGTTGTTCCTGATGGGGAATCCCAAAGTTCAACCCGGTATTCAACATTAGTGATTGATAAAAACGAACCTTTGTAAATCCTTGCCATTATCCGCGCCGTGAATCTTTGTTATATCTTTCTAAAACGATGGCCAAATCCCGCCCGCTGATGTGCGTTTGCGCAACATAGCCGGATGATTGTTCGGGCTTCATTAGTGTTTTCAATTTATCCAATGGGGCAATGACTTCCGGGTTGCTGCGTGCGCCGGGATATTCCCCCATCAATCCCAATGTTGGGCCGCTAACAATGCCACCATCAGCAAACGCGGTCACGCTTGGGCCTTGCCTCATTTGGTTTGCAACTGCCGTTCCCAATGCAACCATTGCGATACCGGCCGCAACTGCAACTTCCGGTTGAACAAATGCGGTTCGGAATTTTTCAACGCTGATACCATAGGCAATCAACATTTTTCCGACTGTTTTCACAAAATTGCCCAACTGGCCAACAACTGATTGCACAAATCCTTCAATGCCATTGCCTTGTCCTGACAATTGATTTCCCAACGCTTCGCCCAATGATGTTGCAATATCTTCACCCAATCTTTCAACTGCCAACGACATGTCCATCATTAGTCGGTCGAAATCTTGAACGATTTGTGAATATGATTTCGGGTCAATTTTAACCTGAATTAAAACGGGTGCAACCGCAGTTCCGGCAATTAAATTTGCGCCGTTTAATTCTTTTGATTTGGCTAATTCTTCACGCTTTTTTTGCGCTTGATGTAATTCGCTGCGTAATTGCCATTTTCTGAATTTTTCTTCTTCTGCATATTGGCGATGCAATTGGGCAATGCCTTCGCGAACTTCATCATCAAACGCCTTTTGTTTTTCGTCTTTGCGTTTTTTGTCCGCGTCTTTATTTTGTTTCGCTTGTTTTTCGTTGGCCTCCTTGTTTATCGCTTCAATGTTTTTTTGATATGATTTTTCAAGGTATTCAAGTTCGGTCAACTTTGCCGTTGTCGCCTGAATCTTTGTTCTGATTGCGGCTTTGTCTTCCTCGCTTTCTGCGCGCGTCAAATCATCGAACAACAATCGCATGTTGTCGTTGTATTTTTTGCGCATTCTTTGCGTTTCTTCTAAACGGCGTTTATTGGTTTCCAATTCCGTTTCGCCCAATTCTTGAATCTTTGTGGCAAAATCTCGGATTTGTTTGTTGTATTCGGATTGTTGTTTTTGCGCCTCTTTGACTTTTTCATTCACTCCATCCAATCCATCCGAAAACGCATAGATTGCGGCAACGGCCGCGCCAATTGCAACCGTGGCAATAACAAACGGATTTGACAAAAACTTTGTTAACCCGCCGAATTGCGCTTGCAAATCCTTGACTTGCATAACCGCCGCGCTGAAATTCAATGCGGCGTTCAACCCCATCAATGTATTTCGCAACGCTTTGTTGTCGTCTGCAACGATAGCGATAATTGAACTAACCGATGAAAACGATGTTGCCAATCCATTCAATGCGGCGCGTGTTCCACCCAATGTTTGATTGGTAATTCCTAATTGTTGGGTGTAACCTTGTTTTTTTGCAGTCAATTCAGCCACCGCAATTGACTGGTCTTTGATTGCCGCTTTGGTTTGTTCAATTTCTTGACGCACTCGCTTTTGACCCTGAACATCCATTTTGGACATGGTGTCGCGTTTTTGGCGCAACTTTTCCAACTCCATCATGAATTCACGGGTGATTTGCTTTTGCTCGTCAATTTCAGCCGTAACCGCTGCAATCTTTTGACGCAATTGACCCGATCCCAATGATTGTTCAATGGCTTGTCCGGCTTTGTTTGCGCTTTGCTGCATCTTTGCCGATGACTTTTCCATCGTGTCGGCTGCGGCCTTCACATCCCTATTAAATAGGTCGGTGACTGCGTTCAAAACAATATTTATCGCACTTAATGCCATTAGCGGTTGTAACTAATTGAATAATCTTGAATAATTTGATAGATGCCATATTCATCGGAATTGTCATCAGTCAAATGTGATTCGCTGATGTATTCAATTTCCCATGTATAAACACCATTGAATGTTCCGGGCGTTGCCACCTCCAATGCCGTGCGTGTCAAATCTGCAATCTGAACACATTGGGTGTATGTTTTGGCGTATATATTCACCTCAACATTTGCCCAATCAGTTTTTGAATGACCGGATTTTGATGGATGCGGTGTCACCGCAGTCACGCGAATTGTGATGCCCGGATATGGAACACCTTGCACAATGCGCAATGGATTGATGTTTGTTCCGACAACGGCCGTCAACGCGGTGTTTGTGGAAAGAACATTGTAAATGGCGTTTATTGCTTTCATGCTTCGGCGGGCGGTGTCAACTTCGCAAATATATCCGCGTAGCGCGTAACCTTTGCAACAATATCGTCATGGCTTGTTTTTTCCCACGGGAATTTCATCAACTTTTGTGGGCTAATTGGTTTTTTCAAATGCGGTGAAATCATGGTCGCCGCCATCCATCGTGATAATTCCCATTGGTTTCGGTATTGTTGTTCTTGGGCGTTTCTCATGCCAAACAAACGCAAACGAAAATATTTTGGATGACAATCATCAAACGATGCATCATCCATCCCCATTTCGCCAAATGCAATTTCGCGTAATCGGTCAAATGTTAGGGATTCAGATTTGGCCGAATCTACTTTCCCACCGTTTCGGATGTTCCTTGCCGTGGTTTGAAAAATTCTTCAACCGCTTTGGTAAATTGCAAAATAACCGGTTCGATTTCGCCAAATGATTCAATGGCATCTGCAAAATCATCAATGTCCACAAATGGAAATTTTTGACCTTGTTTTTTGTAACCGGATTGAATGCCAAAATATGCGCATGCTCGCGCAAATTTCAATGAATGTGCAATGTTGTTGGCCGTCATGTTTTGGCCCAACTGCGTGAAATCTTCCAAATTAAATTCGGCCATGATGTTTTCAATGGCGCGCATGTTAAAAAAAAGGGGGTGCTGAACACCCCCGATTGTAATCGTGTTCATGTTGCGAATATACGCAACAATTTACAAATTAGATTGTTCCAACGGTCAATGCGCCCGTTCCCTGAATTGATGCGGTGAATGTCGCAACATCATTTTGTGGTGCGGTCAAATTCAATTCATTGAAAAATGCTGATCCGCTCAATTTCAAATCGCCGCTGACATTTGATGTCATCACGATTGTCACGGATGTTCCGGCCAACAAATCGGTGATGATTTCTTTCCAGCTGATGCCCGCGCCGACGCTTGCATCTTCTTCAAACATGCCTTCAACGCTCATAGTGTACCCGTATTCACCCGCGATGTATTCCTTCGCCCCGGCTGAATCTTTGTTGGTGGTTTCAATCATGTCTTTGGTGATTGAAAAATCGTTTGATGTCGCGTTTGCGATTTTTGTCAATGTGCCACTTACATCCTTGTAAATCGCAATCAGCGTTCCGTTGGTAATTCCTGATGATGCCATGATATTATTTTTTTATTTTTTTTATTTTGTTTGTAGTCCGGCGCGTTTTGCTTTTTCGGCCAAATGCGTTGTGACTAATTTGTTCATTGCCTGAATATACAAATTTTTTCCCGATTCAAATGCGGGCCGCATGAATGGTTTTGCCGGGCCGATATTCTTTCCGTATTTGACACCTGATGCACTTGTTTTCTTTTTTCGGCTTGGTGTACGGTCGGCCGTTCCTTCTTCAATCAAATGGGCGTGAAATCCTTTGTATGGGCCATAAACACGCGCGCCAATCAAACGAAATGCCCGACCCTTGCCGCGGTTGTCGCGTTCAATAAATCCAATTGAATTGCGCAAATTTCCGGTTTTGACATTGATTTTCGCTTTTGCCAATGTGATAAATATGCGTCCGGCTTGCTCGATAAATTGACCCATGATGGGGGAATCAATCTGCAAATTGCGGAATTCGTCAATTGCCAATTTATTTTTCTGAAAATATGCCGTTGTTTTTGTCATTGCACTAATTCAGTTTGAAGGCGTAAATACATGCGGCGTTCCAAATCCGCAATGTTGATGATGTTATAATATTTGGATTCCCAAAGAATGCGCATTTTTGTTGTGATGCCTGAATCGTATCGCAATGAAAATGTGACTGTTTGTTTGGCCTCTCTACGGTCTGAATCAACAGATTCTGAACCTGATTCGCTTTCTTGAATCCTTGCCCACGCGGTTGAATAGGTCGTCCATGATTGCAACTTTTCACCGGTGTTTGAATCCGTTGTTGTTGTAAATTGTTGAACTGTGACCAATTCGTCCATCAATCCGGCGTTCATGATATTACGCTAATTTTATAAGGGTCTAACAAATATTGAAAACCAAACTGAATCGGATTGTTTTGCACGCCCACGGTGATTGCCATTCGATTGTCATAATATTGACCAATCAATAACAATGCCGCATGTTTGATTGATGCGGGAAACAATGTATCCGGATTCACGCCGGTTGCGCTTGCCAGTTCAAAACCTTCCGTAATTTCAACAATATATTTGATTACATCATCGGTCACGCTTGTTGGCGCATTTTCAATAAATATGTTTCGAGAAAACAAACCCATTGGATTTGGCGCGGTGATCCAATCAGCGGAATCAAATGCGGTGATGGCTTGGGAATCGTTCACATAAGAAACGGAATTGACCGCCAAAACGCGTGAATTGATGCGCAAATAATTTCCGGACGGAATGTTCAATCCGTTGACGGGATTAATCAGGGCCGGTTGCCCGGTGAACCCATCAAATCCATATTTGGCCGTGCCTTTTCTGACTGAATAACCAATATATTGACCGCATGCATCTAATGCCATTGCAATCAACCCGCCAATGTAGGTGTCATCGGATGATGATGTCACACGCAAATGCGTTTTTGCCTCTGCTACCGAAATGTAATCGGTTGCGGCGTGTGAAAATGCGGTGTAATTGCGTGCAACAAACATAATTATTCAGCGTCTAATTCAATTTCGGGGTTAACCGGTTTTTTCTTTGCTTTGGGTTTTTCAACAACTTCTTCAATAACCAGTTCAACCGCTTCGGCTTCCAATAACAATTCGGCTTGTTTGGATTCCATGTCAACGATTTCGCCGGCATTGTACGACAAATTGAATTTGCCGGATGGGTTAATCAAAAATTTCACTTTCATGGCCGGTGGGCCAAACAATCAAGTTGACCCACCGCGTGCGAACTTTAATGCCCCCGCACGGGCAATTTATTATGCAACGATGTCCTTGCAGACGGCGAATGCGGTTGGTTGCAACAAATTGCAATCCAAATAAGCGTTCAACACAACATTGGTCAAACCCGCGGTTGCGCCGCTATACGGATCAACAGTCAATTCCATTCCACCCCATGAAGCCACGGCCATTTTGCTGAAATCACCAAAAATCATGGCTGACAATGTGGATGAACTACCTTTTGAAAGGTTTGAAGGAACAAGGGTTGATGTGGCAACGGGATAACCGTTCAATTCAGCACCACCGGCGGGCCAAATAAAATTACCTTCAACACCTGATGCCTGACGGGGAATTGTTTGCAATGCTGCCTTCACCTTTGGGTTGGTCAAATATGCAACACCTTCACCGTTGGCGTTTTCAACTGCCTTCATCAAGTTCACAACATCAGCCCAAACGGGTGCGATACCGTTGGCGTTGGTACTGTTTGATGATGCACCGCCGGCAAAAGTTACATTGACATTTGAATTTGCAATGATACCGGTTGGTTCATTTGATCCACCACCTTTGATGGCTGCGGTTTCCAACGATTGCGCCATTGCATTCAACAACCAATTGCGAACATAAGTATCAATTGAATTGCTCGATTGCAACATCAACTGATTTGACACCTGAATGTAGGCGGCCAAACGCTTTGGGCTGAATGTGATTTTGCTGAATGCGGGCGATTTTTCGCTTGCGCTTCCGTTTTCAGTATTCCAACCGGCTGATGGCACAGTTGATGCGGTTGGCATGTCCAAATTTCCAACCAATCCTGACAATTGTTGAACGCCCAATCCGCGCAACACGGTTTTTGGCAACAACACATCAATGATTGATCCAACATTGGTTTGAACATTGACACCGCCTTCGCTGCCTGATGTTCCACCGGTCACGCTCATGTCGCGTTTGAAAACCTCGGAAGGAACTTTCATTGAATGTGCGCTAACGCTAACACCTGAACGCTGAAATTCAGCGGCTGCCATTTGGTTGAATTCTGCTTCAACACCATCGCGGCGACCGGTGATGGCCATTTCCATTGCGCGTTTGAAAGAATATTGTTCTTTCATTGCTTCTTTTTCCTTTTCTTCGGAACGGCTTGCAACATGTCCGGCGGCTTGGGCTGCCAAATTTTGCAATTTTTCCAATGTTTCAACCTCGGCTTTGATTGCACCTAAACGGGCTTCGATTTCGGCCAAACGGTTTGTTTCGCTTTCAGCCATTGAACGGGCTTCCTTTTCAATGGTGGTTTGCAGAGTGGACAACTCGCCCAACAGGCGGCCGCGCTCTTCTTTCAATGCTTTAATTTTATTCATGATTTTTTTGTTTGTTTTAAATGTTTTTGTATCTCAATAATGCAACTTTCAAAATATCCGCATCAATTTGTGATTGTTCGGCGGCTTGGATTTGCAATTCTTCATCACGCATTTTGATAATTGAACGCGCATCGGCTTCGGTTTCTGAATATGCGGGATATGTAACTGGCGAAACATCAAACAATTCATCAATCATTGTGATTGTGCGTTTGCCCATTGTTCCATATTTAGTTGAATCCGTCCATGTTTGTTCCTTAATTGTAAACGCAAATGATGATTGTGTAATATCACCGCGCATGATTGAACGAACAACGGACATGTGTGTTGGATTTTCGTAATCGGGTATCCATGTGTATTCCAAATTTCCATCGGCATTCACAAACACATTGCATGTTTCGGCCTTTGTACGGCCCAAAATCAATTCCGCTTCATGGTTAAACAAACAACGGATGTCATATTCGCGCGATAATGCGTAATCAAACGCACCGGGCGTGATGACTTCTTCAAAATACCCCAAATCGGTCACGCTATTAACAACGGCGGCAATGCCTCCAATTTCTTTGGGCATTCCATCGCCAATGGCGCGTGCGTGAACTGTTCCGGTGATGGTTCTGCGTTCTTGTTTCATTATATTACTTCGGTATTGTTAACCCCATCGGGGTTGTTGTTTTTGTCTGCACTTGCCATCAATTGTTCAATCTTTGCATCCATGTATGCATCAATTTTTGATGATGGCATCAAATTGGTTTCAATCAAATATTCATCACCGCCATTAAATCCGTTTGCATCTTCAAATTCGCGTGCCTCATTGCGTGACAACCAACCACCGCGAATTCCTTTGTTGTAAAAATCCGCACGGTCATTTGCTGATGCGCGCAATAATGAATTGAAATTAAATTTGAAATAATGGGTCATTTTGTCAACCTCGGTCAACAATTTGCGGGCCATTTCTTGTTCCATATTGATTGCGTAGGCCATCAATGTACGCATGTAGAAATCCTGATATTCTTGTTCCACACTTGATTTGATGCCATCTTTTGCGCCAATCATGGATGCCGGAACACCAAAGATCCGGGCAATTTCTTCGGCATCAAATTTCCGAACCTCTAAATATTGCGCTTCTTCGGGTGTCAATGACAATTTTTCCATTTTAATGCCATTTGGCAAAACCGCAGAACGGGCCGCGCCATCAATCACATCATCCAACCCCTTTTTCAATGGGCCGGCTTGTTCCGGTTTGATTTGTGAATCTGATGTCAAAAGGAATTTCAACACGCCATTTTTGAACACACCGGCATTTCCTGAAATTGCAGCCAAATCAATTCCTAATGTTTCGGCGTGCAAAACAATTGGCGAAACACCAACCAACGGATTGTCCAAACATTGCCCTTTGAAATGCAACATGTCGGTTGCGGGAATTGTGTTTGGGAATCCTTTTGCGGTGCAATGATAAAACAATTGGCCATCTTGCATCACCGGTGTGATATAATCAGGACAAATCGGATGTAACGCGATGGCCAAATAGCGTGCATCACGGTTGATGAATGCATATGCATTCCCGCGCAATGCCAAATCCGATGCCATGTATTTGATGAAATCGAATTTTGTTTGGTATGGGTTTGGTTCGTTCAACACTGGTGTGGTGTAATGAACCATTTTTGTTTCACGGGTTTTGCCATCGTCATAATACAATTTCAATGATAATCCCGCAATTCCATCAGCGATGACGCGAACACATGCGTGAACGCTCGCAATTGATAATGCAGTTCGTGGGTTAACGGCTTGCCCGGATTTAGTTTGATAACCAAAAACGGAATTCAAAGAATTGACCAACCATTCCGTTGGATAGGCCAACGATGACCTTTTTTCAACGCCTTTTCCTTGAAACAATCTTTTTATGCTAAACTGCATGGGGCGAATTTATTATTTTGTGAATTAACATTTGCAACATTATCGGTTTGTTTTGAGCCAACGCGACAACATTGACCTGAAAACGGTGTATGAACTAAATCGCGGGCGGTCAAAAATTGCCTTGTGTCTTTCTTCGATTGCCTCATAACAATCCTTATATGACTTGTGATTTGGTAATTCACGATAATATTCATTCATGAATTCGTCAATATATGTCAACCATGCATCGGATTTCATTATCTTTCAATTTTTTACAAAGTTACGAACCAAAAATCAGAATTGTTTTCTTTTGATGCGGATTGCATTGCCGTTCCTAATGCCATCACAATTGACACCGGGCCATCCACTTTGTCGCCTGATTTGCTTTTGTCAATTTTAATGTTACCCGCCGGATCAGTTCGCAACAAAATGTTTGACATCATCCAACGGGTGACCGGATTGCCGGCATGACGCAATTTGCCATCTTTGACCAATCTTTCCAATTCCTTTGTTGGGGTTGACATGCTCACAAATCCTTGTCCAAATGGAAACATGGTCAATCCTTCATTTTGCAATTCAATTACCAGCTGCGAAGCGTTAAAACGGTCAAATGCGATATCCTTAATGTCATATTTTGTGGCAAGTTCACAAATTTTGGCTTTTATGAACGCATAATCCGTGACATTCCCTTCGGTTGCAATGATGTGACCTTTTGCCACCCATTCCCGAATCGCTTGCCCGGCCGCGTCATTTCTTTTCTTGACCGCTTCTTCGGGTAAAAAATACCATGTTCGCACCGCGTGATTGTACGGAAAATACAAAGTAAATGCACAAAAATCCCCAGTTGATGCCAAATCCAATCCACCAAAACATTGTTCACCTTCCAATTCGTCATCACCATCGCATTGTTTCCAAATGTTGTCGGCAATCCATGTTTGTTCGGTATCCGTCCACACATTCAACAATTTTGTTTTGAATTCAACTTCTTTGGATGTGTATTCTTTGGCCTCGGTCAACGCTTGCTGCAATTTGCGTGGGTAAACTGACACGCCCCAATTGGGATTCGCTTTGGCCCACACTTTTTCATCCATCCAATCATCGCCATCATCCAATGTGTAAATCACCGAAAACAACGCATCATCTTTGATTGCACCATTTAACACATTGACGCAATACCCCCGGTGGCGATAACATGCTGATTCGCGGTTGAATCCGGCCGTTGTAATGGTGAACAGTAATGGTTGACGGCGCGCGCCCATTGAATTGAAAATAACATTATACAATTCATCATTTGGATGCGCATGATATTCGTCAATGACGGCCATGTGTGTATTCAATCCATCTTGTTTGTTCGGATTCCATTCCAATGGCTTGTACAAATTTTGTTCGTGGATGATTCTGCGGTTGTTAACTGAATTATTGACAACAACTGCATCCTTCAACCATTCCGTGTTTTGGGCCATCCTGACTGATTCGCCAAAAACCATCATGGCCTGATCCAACTTTGTTGCGGCTGAATAAATTTGCGCGCCGGCTTCATCATCGGCAATCAGGCCATACAACATGACTGCGGATGAAAATGTTGATTTTCCGTTTTTTCGTGGAACTTCAACATAGGCCCGCGAAAATCTGCGTGAACCATCAGCGTTCAAAAATCCAAAAAGATTCCAAATGATAAACGATTGCCATCCTTCCAAAATAAATTTCCGCCCGGCGTGTTCACCGGTCGTGTGTTCCAATTCCTGAATGAAATTGATGGCATGTTGCGCAAACCCCGAATTAAATTCAAAACGGGATAAATCATCAATGTATCGTTGGCATGCGCGTTTGACCAATTCGCATGCATGAATTTTGCCGGAAATTACATCCAACGCATATTCATGCGCCTTGCTATTTTGCAACTGATTTTTCAATGACTTTCAAATTGTCTTTGGCAATTGATTCGTTTCGGTAAACAAACGGCAATTCAAATTGATCCATGTCAATGAATGAACCATCGCGGTGACATGGTTTGAATGCTTCGCCATCATGGCGTTCAATTTGCCAACAATTACCATTTCCGACAATTCTGAATTCCGGAACAATGGTTTGTTGTTCAACTTCAAATGCGCTTTTGTGTTTTATCTTTTTCATGCTGATTTTGATTTGAGTAATTCTAATTTTGAAACTGGCTTTTGATTTGTATTTGGAATTCTCGCCCTCGCTGATGGTGTCACACCCGTGCAAAATTAGAACGAAAACGATTTTAATGCGATTTAAGACAACAAAAATGAGAGGACGACCCAAAGTGCCAACCGAAGTCAAAAAATTAAAGGGAACGGCTCAAAAGTGCCGAATTCTTGAAAATGAAATGACCATGACAACAACGAAAGAAGAAACAACCCCGGAAATTGAATTTAAAACACCACGCGCAAAAAAGATTTTTGATGAAATGTGTCATGAACTTAAAAAAATTAACATGTTGGTTGGTGTTGATTTGGGAATTATTGCGATGTATAGCGAAGCAGTTGCCAATTATTATGTGGCGGTCGAGATGTGCGAAGCGCAAGGCATGGTGATTGAAACGCAGCAAGGCCCGAAATTAAACCCGTGGTTTACTGCAAAACAAAATTGTGTCAAACAAGCGATGCAGTTGGGGCAATTGATTGGCGTGACACCATCGGCCCGCGCCCGGATTCCAAACACCAATGCGAAGCCGGTGTCAAAATTAGAATTACTTAAATCAAAATCAGCATAACAATGAAAACAACGATGGAATTTGAATTGCCTTTGGAACAATCGCAATATCAGGATGCAATTAACGGATGGAAATGGCATTTGGCCGCATTTCAGATGGAACAATTTTTGCGCGCCCGCATTAAGTACGCGCCGGATTCAATGCCGGATGAAGTGCGTCAACAATTGATTGCGGTACAAACTAAATTTTACCAAATCATTGAACAATACAATTTGACAATTGAACCATGAGAATGAAAAATCACAAACCAGGTTTCGAACTTGCAATTGACAAACCGGTCAAACCAAAATATCGAATTGTTGGAAACGGCAATTGTTGGACGATTGAACGCCATGATGGCAAAATATTCAAACCATGTCACAAAAATGGGGATATTTGTGATTTCGACAAATTTGAAATGCCGTTCGTTTATCGCAACGAGCAAATCGCCAAAGACAATTTGAAAGTCATTGAAAAATCAAATCGATAATTCAAAGGCGCACAATTACGCGTTGGATGTATTGGATAGCAAAATCCATGCATGCGAGTTGGTCAAACAAGCGTGTCAACGATACATTGACGATTTAACGCGTTTTGATTTCAATGTTGGCTATGCACAACACGCAATCAATTTCATTGAAGAATTGGAACACACCACCGGTGAACATGCCGGCAAAAAATTCATTTTGGAAGGATGGCAAGCGTTTATCATTTGGAATTTGTTTGGATTCCTAAATCCGGACGGATCGCGGAGGTTTTCGCGGGCATATGTTGAAGTTCCACGAAAAAACGGGAAATCGACATTTTCATCGGCGGTGATGTTATATGGCCTTATTGCAGACGATGAAGCCGGTGCGCAAATCTATTCCGCCGCAACAAAGTTGGATCAGGCAATGATGGTGTTTGGCGAATCGGTTCGAATGGCCCAAAACACCGATTGGTTGAAAGATGCGGTCGTTGTGAACAATTCGGTGAACAATCGCAGAATCATTCACGAACAAAATTTGTACAAGCCATTGGAATGGAATCCAAAC